CTACAGGCTCAACGACAGGCTCCACTACAGGCTCAACCACAGCCTCAACGACAGGCTCAACAAGTGGCTCCGCTACCTCAACGACAGGCTCAACAAGTGGCTCCGCTACCTCAACGACAGGCTCAACCACAGCCTCAACGATAGGCTCGGGGTGTACAATGGGAATTCTCGGATCCATAAATGTAACAGATCTAGGATTCACAAACCCTCGCATAAATGTCTGCATATCATAAACTGAAACAAGAGTTGCTGGATTAGGGTTCTTATCACCTAGCATATATTCCATCGGGTTCATACCAGGTATAAGTTTCTTACCAGTCAAATAAAGAGTACGACCCGCTGGGCAGTTATCATTTGTGGCTTCCTTGTGTAGGGTTAGATATCCCTTAGGACCTTTTTCTCCATTCAAAGTGTACTGGTAAAACTCACCGCTAAATGGTTTAAGGGAGATCAAGGTTTCGGACATTTCTAGAATAGAATGGTTATAGTTTAATTTCTTAAAATACGCATTATTCATCTAGAATCATACATTCAGGGGCCTTGGATACCTTCTTAGTTGGTTTCACTTTTACAATACTTATAACTGGTTTCTCAGAAACGATGTTGTGAAGCAGGCCATAAAGTCTTTCAGCGACAGCCTTTCCAACCTTTCGTTTTACATTTTCTGTATCACTTATTGATGCAAGTTCATCCACAGTTGCATTGAGAATTGTTTCCAAACTAGGAAACTGCTTTACAATAATCTTTGCAAGGGCCTCACTTATTCCACGGCATTGGGTTAAGGTTCCAATTAAGAATGCCGTAGGTGTATCTCTGCACTCGCTTTTTATATAGGATAAGGAAACCGGAGTTGATTTGGATCCTAGATCACATTGCCACGATAAGTGCCCTTCATCCTTTGACCACTGTTGTTCAATATATTCGGACATACGCATAGTATCATCTAGACAAGATACCTGAATCACGGGTATTCTATGATGAAATTGTAGCCGTATTATGAATTTTTGTAAGGCTGCTTCTGAAAGTCGCCCTTTCCAGCCCTTTATAGGACCTTCTATGACATATCCAATCGCAACCTTGTGCTCTTCAGCATATGCAAGTAAGCGCCCCCTTTGTTCGTGGTATCTTCCATCAAGGAAACTGGCTTCCAGATCAGAAACCGTTTTTCGTTCTAGGATGACACCACCGCTTAGTAGGTTTGTACCACTCAAGTCGCCGATCCATATATCACCGACTGGAGGAGTTAATTGTTTCAGATTTGGATTCAAGGCTAGCAAGGCCTTCTCACGATAGTCTATCCAGATAGGCATAGAGTATCTTTAAGATAGGGTTTAAGTCCAGGTTGGCGTAGGATTCGTGGGCGCGAACATTCTCTCGAGCCCAGGTGTCCACTTGGTATAATCACTACGGTCTGCACGGGTACTGGTGGTAGGCTCATAGAAAGGGTCGCGTGCAGCAGCTGTATCTAAGGCGGCAGGGGGTACAATGATACGCGCTTCTCCAGCAGCTTCCAGAGGCCTTGTAGATGTAGGAGCCTCAGGAAGTTCATCCTCGTATTCAATGTGATTCTTTACACTGCGTGTGCGAACAACCTCAAAGACATTGCCTTCCTTACGAACCACCTCGGGTATGAGACCCTTTGGCTTATAGATATTCTTTAGCAAGGTCTCAGCATCATCTAGGTCGTAGGTGGTTAAATCGTTGGCCTTCTTGGGTGCATAACTTGATAGAATACGCTTCTCTTCTTTCTCAATGGCGATCGTGTCGGGGGGTGTTAAATTTCCATCTCCAATATTCTTATAGGGCTCCTCTAAATCTTCAGCGGAGGCCTTCGATGAGAATCCCTCGATATACTTGGCCTGGCCCGACTGAAACTTACTGGAGTTAGGAGGATAGTTTACCCAATCCAAGGGATACCGACGAGTCATTTGGTTGATATCCTGCTTCTTCAATTCTCGGTCACCCTCATTATTAAATACGGCTTCAAGCTCATATTGGTCTAGGCTATTGATAGGATCCGTTGTATAGGGAAAGACATTGTTCGTGGATGTATCTAAAACAACGTTATCCTTCTTTTTATTCTCGAACCCCTGGATATTCAAGGGGCTTGTAGGGTAAAGGATAAGAAAGGTCATCAAGAGTCCAACGATAACTCCAAAGAGTCCTATACTATTTTTTTGAATCCAGGCTGGAACCTTCATACTATCTTGTGTCTATAAATCTTATGCAACTCATATAGATGGCGCGGTCAAGCCGAGCAACTAGAAAAACTAGAAAGTCAGGAAAGGGAAGAGTATTAAGTGTCCGGTCTTCTGCAGCCGTAAAATCTTTTGAAAAGCTTCTTAAGAGAGGTCCTTTAACTCTAGTGTATGTCAATGCCAAGTGGTGTGGGGCCTGTCACCAGTTTACGGATAAGGTCTGGAATCCAGTGACTCAGCTTAAGAATAAGTCTATGAATCTGGCTTCCGTAGATTCAGAAATGATTGGTAAGACGAGTCTAGCCAGTGTTCCCAGAAAGTTTTTCCCCACCTTGTTACTCGTCGGAAAGGATGGAAAGGCTGCGACATTCAAGGATGAGAACGGTCAGCCAACCAATGCGATGCCTCGTAAGAATACTCTTTCGGAGGACAAGGAAGTCTTTTCAAACCTTGTTCAGACACCGGCTCCTTCCAATGCATCATTAATGAAGCGCTCAAACTCTATGCCTCGTGAAATGAATACTCCAGATGCTCTAAATTCTTCAATTCTAGATGCATCACCTGTTGTGGCTAAGTCGCCCTTGGCTAACTCGCCTGTGGGCAAGTCACCCTTTGAGGATTCATCACAGAATGAAAATCCATCGATGGTCAATGAGGAAATGAATGATATAAACACAAAATCAGTTAAACCAAGAAATTCTATGACGGCAACTGTACCAGATGTTGCATCAGACTTGTATGCTTCGCAGTCAAAGGCCCCGTCAGCAAGTGCAGGAATCGTCGCGATGAAGGGTGGAATGTCAGGAGGCAAGATGCTTCGTGCAATACGTAATAAGACGGCCTCTTTGAAGGCTATGTTAAAGCTCCGTAAACGTTCTACCCGCAGAAAGTAAAGAACATACTATAAAAATTGGCCCCCGGGATTCATCCTGGATTTACACACCAATATGCGACAGGTCTTTCATATTTTAGACGCTCTCTCGCGTGATCAGATTCAAACAATCACACGAGAGACCGAGAATGAGCAGGAAGTTGAGATTGACTACGAGGATCCAGATGCCTATGACTCTGACAAGTCATATGGTAAAGCAAAAGCTGGAAAAGGTGCAAAGCAGCAGCGTGCGATGGTCATTCATCTCTTTGGTATGACGGCTGAAGGTGAATCCCTCCGGTGCGATGTCCTAGGCTTCCGGCCATTCTTGTATGTGAAGGTTCCCCATAATTTGACAACCGAGCAATTTAAGAGCCAACTTCGTGGCCCGGCATCTGTTCAGATTCAAAAAGTCAAACGCAAGGAACTCTATGGATTTACGGCGGACGAGGAGTTTACCTTCTTCAAGGTTTCCGTCAGCAGCCTTTCAGACTTCCGTGGCTTGAAGAAGATTCTGCTCAATGATTACCAGGAGCCCCAACTTTGTATGCCTCGTTCCAAGGTTCCTCTTCCAGTGTATGAGTCAGGCTTAGATCCTCTCCTCCGGTTCTTCCATTTACAAGATGTGGCTCCCTGTGGTTGGGTCTCAGTTCTTCCAATTGAGGAATCCGAGGATGAAACCACGGAGATTCGAGTGATTACTTGCAATTGGGAAGATGTGGAACCAAAGAAGAATCCTCCCAAACCTTCGGCAGCTTTCAAAACTTTGTTCTGGGATATTGAATGTTATTCAAATTCGGGAGAGTTTCCAGTTGCAAAACCAAAAGTACGCGGGCCGGGGGATCCCATTATCCAGATCGGCTGTGTTTTGAAGGATTCGGATGGCTCCATTCAAAGAACTATCTTTGTGCTCGACAGTTGTGACACGATTCCTAACGCTGAGGTGAAATGGTACAAGACTGAGCGAGATATGCTCCTTGCCTGGTTTGCCTGGCTTGCCGATACGAATCCAGATATCTGGGTAGGCTACAATATCTTTGGTTTTGATGAGCGCTACGTCTGGGAGCGCTCATTGATGCTTGGAATTACTCAGGATGAATCCTTTCAGATTCTTTCCCGCCTCTATGGTCACGGTGGCTCCGTAAACCTGACTGAGAAACGCCTATCATCTTCTGCACTTGGAGATAACTTCCTCCATACTTTGTCTTTACAGGGTCGCCTACAAGTAGACTTGTATCACGTGGTGAAGCGTGGATACCAGCTTCCTTCTTACAAGCTTGACGAGGTCACCAAGTACTTTATGTCAGGGAAGCTCAAGGGTATAATAAAGGGCACCGATGGCACTTGGACCATCAAGACATCGGGTACGGGCAATGCACGTGTAGGTCGTGCCGTGGTTCTTCTGGATGAAACAGGTGATGAGCTGACGGATAAGCTCAACATCGTGGAGACCACGAAGGAATTCATTCGCGTTCAGCCTTCGGATGCTGACCAGGAACTTGATACGGATTTGGCCGTGAAGTGGGTCGTCGTGAAGGATGACGTAAGCCCAGCGGATATCTTTCGTTTGCACCGGGGGTCCTCCAAGGATAGAGCCTTGGTTGCAGCCTACTGTATTCAGGATTGTGACCTGACGATGGACCTCTACGACAAGTTGGAGACCTTCAACAATGCGATGTCAATGGCGAATGTTTGCTCGGTGCCAGTGACGATGATCTTTACGAGAGGCCAGGGTGTCAAGATTGAGTCGCTCATCTTCAAGTTCTGTAACACGGCGAATCTGACAATTGTGACGCAGACTTCTCCACCCTTCAATGCGACGGGGCCGCGCTTGGATGAGGAAGGCAATGAGATTCAGGAGTCCCAGGATTCCTATGAGGGTGCGATTGTCTTGGATCCTACGCCAGGGTTCTATACGAAGTCGCCGATTGGTGTGTGTGACTTTGCATCGCTTTATCCGTCAACGATTGAGAGTGAGAATATCAGTTATGACAGCCTTCTCTGGGTACGCGACTATGATTTGACTGGAAAGGAGATTGGCTTGAACTGGTCCTTCGGCAACATCGAGAAGTACCAGGAAATGGGAGAGAAGATGGGTTGTCGGTGGATTGACATTGCCTTTGATATTTGGAAGGCGGATCCGAATGATACGCGGAAGCAGCCGGTGAAACTCAAGACGGGTGTTCGTGTATGCAGATATGCTCAATACCCTGGTTCGAGAAAGGCGGCCTTGCCGAACATCGTTCACAATCTTCTGGCGGCGAGAGCGGCCAAGCGAGCGGAGATTAAGAAGGAGTCGGACCCCTTCCGAAAGGCCTTGTTAGATGCTGAGCAGTTGGCGTATAAGCTGACGGCGAATTCCTTGTATGGTCAGCTAGGCTCTGGAGTGTTCAAGGTGCGGCTTCAGCACTTGGCGGCCTCGGTGACGGCCTATGGTCGTAAGCAGATTCTCTTTGCGAAGGCGGCGATTGAGGAGTTCTATGGCCCGAAGGCGAATGACCCGAGATGTTCGGCGAAGGTTATCTATGGTGATACGGATTCGCTGTTTGTGGAAATCAATCCGAAACATCCTGAGACAGGTGTCCCTTTAGAAGGACGTGAGGCGATTCAGGCGACCATTGAAATTACGGAGGAGGCGGGTCACTTCATCACGAAGGCACTCAAGAAGCCTCACGACTTTGAGTTTGATAAGGCGTTCTATCCCTTCATCATCTTCAGTAAGAAGCGCTATGTGGGTAATATGTTTGAGGAAAATGCTGACGATTATGTGCAGAAGTCGATGGGTATCGCAACGAAGCGGCGTGACTATGCGCCCATCGTGAAAACCATCTATGGTGGAGCGATTAAGATTCTTCTGGCGAACAAGGGTCAAAATCCAGTAGGTGATGCCGCGACCTTCGTCAAGAAGTGGGTCAATGATCTGATGGACAACAAGGTCAGCTTGAATCAGCTGATGTTGACGAAGAGTCTACGCTCGGAGTACAAGACGGC